TCAATTTATTTTAGCAAAATTTAGAGAGGAACGTAAACATGAGTGAGTTAATTTTTTGGACTGGCATTTTTGTTTTAATAGTTTGTTTTATGGTGGAGTACGCGCGTGGAGATTGACGACATTGCAGCATTAATATTCTATGTGTTAGCACTGATTTTAGCGGGTATATGGTTATGGCATTAATTAAACCAGTTGAGAAGGTAACACCAACGCCAAGCGCAACAAACTGCCAGCACAAAACATGGCGGCAATATGTAAGCAGAGGAATTAGGGAGTGTGATCGTTGTCATGAAATACGCCCTATTTTTGATTTAAAAATTGAACATCAAAGGTAATAGCATGGTGCAACCAATAAAAAGAGATTTAAAAGTTTCGCTTAAAGAGTTGGAAAGTATAAAAGAAAATATTATTTATTGTGGCGGCACAGGCACGTTTTACAGAAAAAGAACACCTGACAAGCCATTGGCTTTTAACTACGCAAATCGGCAGGCTACCATTTGCGTTAAAAAAGAAGGTGGCAAAAAATATTTTACAGCATGGCGCATGGCTGTTTTCTTTTCACATGGTTATTATCCAAGTTTTGAAGATGCTGTTATTTTTAAAGACGGTGATAATTATAATTTTAGAATTAATAATATTGTTGTTTGCCACCCAAACGAAGATGAACAGACTGTTTTAGACTTTGCTACTGAGCATGGTTTATCACCACAAACGGTTAATTATCGCATGAGAAATGCAATACGATTTGAGCGCATTGTAAAAAACTGGAGAGTGTTTTTTTATGATAAAAAAGAGTTTGCGAAATACTGCGGTGATCTGATTGGTAGAAGGTTGGTTGTTGATGATGAAGGAATCGAGCATATACAAATTAAGCGCATTAATTTATCAGAAAGCCAGCGCGGAAATAAAACCGCACGGGAATTTTTAAAAACGTGGATTGGCGACATGCCTACACAATGGGAGATGACATTATGCAGATAAAAAAAGTAAGACCAAGCGCGGTTATTCCGCAATTCCAAACTGAAGGCGCAGCCGCTATTGATTTATGCGCTTGTATTGAAGAAACCATGCTTTTAACGCCAGAAACGCCCGTGCTAATTCCTACAGGCATTGCAATCCATATTGCTGATAAGTCTGTTGTTGGCTTAATTGTTCCGCGTAGTGGGCTGGGTTTTAATTATGGCGTTGGTTTGATGAACACGGTTGGCGTAATTGACAGTGATTATCAAGGCGAAATTATGGTTAAGTTGCGCATGACACATGGTGATAGTTATCGAATCCAACCTAACGAACGTATTGCTCAAATGTTTTTTGTGCCTGTATTGCGTCCAATATTTGAAGAAGTTGATGAATTTAGATCAGTGACTGAGCGTGGTGTTGGTGGTTTTGGGAGTACAGGGAAATGAGTTTATTAACAAACGAACAGATTGCAGAATTGGTTGGCATTGCTAGTAACCAATCGACAAGTAAAGATTTGTACCAAGAATTTTGTGAATGGAACGAAAAGCAGGATGACTTATGTGGTTTTTTACAATGCTATGAACCAAAATGGCTTTATTTATATAAAAATGTAAAAAAAATGGACATTAAAGTTAATTTTTATGGTGATAATGAAAACATATTAGAAACGCTTATTGTTTCACACCACCGACCAGAACCAGTAATCACCCCACACCCACACGCAGAAATGATTATGAAATACGCTGAGGTAGCGCAAATACGTGTTGACCCTTGGGTTGAGTTTGAAGTCAACCTCGATAATAATTGGGAGAAAACAATGGGCAACCCCGCATGGCTTGATTATAGAGAATACCGCTACATCGGAGAAGCAAAATGATTGCAACAACAGCTTATATTTTAATTATCGCTGCAACAACTCACGGTGAGCTTACACAAACAACAATTAAATTTGCAGACAAGGCTTCGTGTGAAAGCGCGGCAGTTAGACAGGATTTTGCGTTTAAAAATTTGCAATTTGCAGGCAGATGGAATCTAACTTGCCATCCATATCAACTTAATGAGATCAAAAAATGATCCAGCAAATACTTCAGCGCGGGAATCGTCAAGGCATGACAATGCGCGAAATAACCGATCTAACAGATTTAAAGCAACATCAAGTGGAATTTAAGGTTCAAAAGTTAATCAAAGAAGGCATTGTGCATAAATCTGCTGATAGAATAGACAATGCGTATTTATACACATTGACAAGCTATGAAGAATTGCCGCCATTTGTTGAATGTTCGCCAGTGCGATTGGATAATGTTATTAAGCATTTAAACAAGCAGAAAGAACGAGTTAATGCAGGCGCACAGATTAAAACAAGCGACCCAGTAAATTCACCAAGCCACTATACTAACGGTTCTGTTGAATGTATTGACGCAATCGAATCAATGCTAACCAAAGAAGAATTTATCGGATTTTTACGCGGGAACATATTAAAATATCAATGGCGTTATAAGCAAAAAAACGGTTCTGAGGATTTAAAAAAGGCGCAGTGGTATTTTGATAAGTTAAAAGAAAAAGAGGGCGTGTAATGTATGAATTTAAAAGTGGTAAACCATCAGGCGGCTTGCGTTATCAAGCCATGCGCGATTATTTAATAAAATTAAAATGGTTTGCAGACAATCCCATGCAACCAGTATTTATAAGTGAACGCAGTGCATGAAACCACGACTTAAAAAGATCGGCAGAATCTGGTTATGTTACACACAAACAACGGCTGTTTGTTCTGGGTCAACACCTGAAGAAGCCTATCAAAAATGGATAGCAAAAAACAAAGCCGCTAAATAAGCGGCTTTTTTATTATGGCGTTAAAAACAATTCTGCTTCAGCATTGCGTCTGCGGGTTAATCCAGCGAGTGGTTTACCGCCTGACTTATCCCAACGCAAAAATTGTTGTGCAATTTCGGCTTTATCATCACCGGCTTTAAGCATTTTGACCAATGTTGATTTAAAAAAATTGCCTGCGCCTATGTTGTAGCATAAGCAAACCAGCGCATCAAACTCATTTTGTGTTAACTCAACACCCATTGCATTAACCGCTTTTTCATATTGCCCAATGGTTGCAGCTAATAACGCCATTGCTGCGCCTTCATTAGGTAGCGTTCTGTTTTTAGTGACTGGCGTACCATCACCATAATGTGTTGAGCCAATGCCAATAGTCCACACACCTGCTGGGCATTGATACGCTTTAAGTTTACAGCCTTCAAATTCTTTGATTAACGCTAAACCACGTACGCCTGTTTTCATTTCTTCCCTCGCAATAATAAAATAGTGCTAATTTTTTGTGTTAAACGAATCATGTCGTTATCAAGTACACGAATCTGATCTATAAGCTCAACAAGCACAACATAGGCTTCTTCAAGTATTGGCTTGACGATTGTCGTTGCCCATACCCACACATAATAGACAATATAACCCATGCCACCTGCCGCAATAATCGGAAAACCATATTGATTTATATATTTTGCAATTGCATCAGCTTCCATTTTTTTCCTTCTCTTTTGCAATATCTAACGCTTCAGACATAAGCGCATCAATTCTAATTATATCTTGCGACATGGCGGTAATGCGCTTGTCTAATTGCCTAATGATAGCAATCAAGCCTTGTATTCTTTCAAGCACACTATCAAGCAAAAACTTTTGCGTCAGAAAAACAAAATAAATACCACCGCAAGCTGCTGCTATAGGAAAACCGACATCAGTGGCAAATTGCAGAAATTCCATTACTTACTCGACCACCATGTAAGGAATGAAAAAAGTGCTCCAACCGTGAAAACAATGCCACCAATAAATCCTTTGTATCTTGATTGTTCTGTTTTCATTTCATCAAGCGCATGAATTATTGCATCGAGTTTTTTGCCCCTATCTTCAAACACTTCTTCAAGTGCGTCTATGCGCTGTTCTACTTTAGCCAAGCGGCATTTTTCATCAGGCATTGTCGTACTCCGCTAGTTGTTGGCGTAGTTGACCGATTTGTAATTCCACATCTGCAAGCCATACTGTGTCGATAGCTAAAATAGCCTCACGGGTTCTGCGTGGTGTAATCGTTGCTTCAAGTGCTGCGATGTCAGCTTTGATTTTTGCTTTCTCGTCTTCAACCTTTTGCGCTTGTGCATCGGTGAGCTGGTCGCCTGTTAGCTGAATAATGCTCCATGTTTGCTCCCAGTGGTTAGGCAGTGCTTCTACAGGTGCGCCTAGCTGGATTGTCTGTGTGTACTTATCGTAGTCTGGTTGTCCTGCCCAGTGTACTACTGCATAGCCGTCTGGTGAGAATGGCGTTGCAAATGAAGTGTTAGGATGCGCTGCACGGATTTCAG